AACGTCTCTAAACTGTATCTCGGTGACCAGAAGATCGACATGGCACCCAAGGAGATGTTTGCCCGCTTCGTCGAAGGCGACCCCGTCAAACTCCGGGAAGTCGCGGAGTATTGTATCAAGGATACTCTACTCCCCCATCGATTGATGAGACGCCTATGTACACTCCTGAATCTGTTAGAGATGGCAAAGGCGACATGGGTTCCCATATCATTCCTCGTGGAGCGTGGGCAGCAGATTAAGGTGTTTAGTCAGTTGACGAAGAAGGCTCGAGAATTGGGTTTCATGGTTCCTACTATTCGGTACGGAGCGATCCCACCGGAACCTTACGAGGGTGCGACGGTTTTGGAAGCACAGGGTGGTGCGTATTACACACCGATCACGGCACTCGATTTTGAAGGTCTGTACCCATCGATCATGATGGCCCATAATCTTTGTTATTCGACGTTCGTCATGGACGAACGCCGATACGGTAATGTCCCCGGGATCACGTACGAGACGTTCGAGTTGAGTGGACGAACGTACAAGTTTGCACAGGATGTTCCGAGTTTGCTCCCGAGTATCCTCCAAGAGCTCAAACAGTTTAGGAAACAGGCGAAGAAGGACATGGCTGCTGCGACTGGGTTCATGAAGGAGGTGTACAATGGTAAACAGCTCGCGTACAAAGTGAGTATGAACTCGATTTATGGGTTCACCGGGGCTGGCAAAGGCATTCTTCCCTGTGTACCGATCGCGTCGACGACGACGTTCAAGGGGCGTAGCATGATCGAAGAGACGAAGGAGTACGTGGAGAAGAACTTCCCGGGTGCGAAGGTGAGATATGGGGACTCAGTAACTCCTGATACACCCTTACTCATTCGTCGAAACGGGGTTGTCGATACGTGTAGAATTGATTCACTCGTAGATTCATATGAAGAACGAGATGACGGTAAAGAAGTGGCTACGATTGACGCGGAAGTTTGGACTGAAAAGGGTTTCACCCCCATCCACCAGATTGTTCGTCACAAGACTACGAAGACGATCCATCGAGTCTTGACACACACAGGTGTTGTCGACGTCACTGAAGATCATAGTCTTCTTCTCGAAAACAAGGAGATGATAACACCTAATGAAGTGACTCTCGGTACGAAACTTCTTCACGGTGATTGTGTGAGGGGTATCGAATGGGGTGATACAACTGTATCCGTGGACGAGGCAAAGGTTATGGGTTTCTTCTTCGGAGATGGATCATGTGGTCACTACGGTGATAAATATACGTGGGCATTGAATAATTCCAAACTGGAATACCTCGTAGAAATGCAAAATCTCTGTCCATTTGAGACTTCTGTCTATGATACTATCGAAAGTTCCGGAGTTTACAAATTGAACGCGAAAGGTGATGTGAAGAGTATCTCGGAGAGATATCGATCTCTATTCTACAACACACACAAAGAAAAGGTTGTGCCACCCTGTATCCTGAACGCACCAATTGAAGTTGTGCAGTCGTTTTGGGATGGGTACTACCTGGCTGACGGGGACAAGGATGATCATGGATACACGAGGATGGATATCAAGGGTAAAGAGGGATCCATGGGTATGTTCATTTTGGGGAGACGTCTTGGATACAACATCTCTATCAACACTCGAATGGATAAACCTACTGTTTTTAGGCAGACATGGACGAAAGCACTCCAAAGAAAGGATCCGGTCGCAATCAAGAAACTCAAAGTTATCGGCGAGACTGATGGATACGTCTACGATCTTACCACGGAGTGTCATCATTTTCATATCGGTCCAGGTGATTTAGTCGTACACAATACCGATTCAGTAATGGTCGAGTTTGATGTTGGTGGTCGAACGGGAATGGAAGCGATTGAATACAGTTGGGATCTGGGTGAAAGGGCTGCCGAAGAATGTACGGCCCTATTTAAGAAACCCAACAATCTCGAACTCGAGAAGGTATACTGTCCGTACTTTCTGTACAGTAAGAAGCGTTACGCTGCCAAGCTATGGACCAGGGACAAGGAGGGTGACATGAACATGGATTACATTGACATCAAGGGACTACAAGTTGTTCGTCGCGACAATACGGTGTTCGTTCGTGAGGTGTGCAAAGAACTCTTGGACGTGGTGCTCGACAGTAGTGATCCCGAACCGGCGAAGCAATTGGCTCTCGAGCGGGCGATCAATCTCTTGGAAGGAGGCGTTCCCAACGATAAGCTCGTCTTGTCGCAGCAGCTGGGTGATTCGTACAAAAATCCAAACCTCCCCCATGTGAAGGTCAGGGACAAGATGCGTGAACGAAAGCCCGGGTCCGAACCACAATCCGGGGACCGTGTGCCGTATATTCTCGTGAAAACACCCGACCCGAAGGCGAAAGCGTTCGAGAAGGCGGAAGACCCGGTGTTCGCCGAAGAAAACAACATCGAGGTGGATTATCACCATTATTTCACAAACAAGTTCTTGAACCCGATCTGTGATTTACTGGAACCCCTGGTGGAGAATCCAAAGAGTGAAATCTTTGGCGACCTGATTGCCCAACACAAACCACCCCCGAAGAAGAGAGAGCCGGCCCTGAGTGGTATGAAGAAGGACCAACTGATCGAGGAGTGTAAAAAGTATAATCTCGACACGACGGGTAAGGTTGCGGAACTTCGCGAACGCATCAAGGCGGCTCGCTCCAACACGTTGACCTACGATGAGGTATTTAAAAATTACGATTGATGGTAGACTAAGATGGAAAAGTTGGCCGCTCTGTTTGAGGAGGAGGTGAAGAAGCGAGTTGCATCCGAAAAGAAACGAATCAGGGAAGAGTACCACGAACAGCTCAGTGATCATAAGAAGAATGGATTGAAAAAGATGATGGATGAGCACAGGGAAGGAGTGCAGACGATCAAGGCGACTTTTCAAAATGAGATTCGGCAGATGAAGGAGGATCACCGACAGGCGTTGAAGAAGTTGAAGGAAGAGATATCAGAAGCAAAAATGGAGTATAGCGAAAAGGCTCGAAATATACACACGTCGTATAGTGATTACCTTCGTGTCATAGCACTGAATTATAGCATACCGTACAAGATTCTTCTTCGCGACGCACCCCAGGATGACGATAACACGTGTAGAGGACTCAAGAAGAATATGTCTCGATGTAATCTGGTTGCCAAACATGATGGGTTCTGTAAGCATCACTATTCGCAGATGGTTCGGCGTCACACGATCGAGATGGTGGACGATACATCGTCCGTCGCGTCGGTCGATGTAGAGAGTAAGAGGCTTATAGATTTCAATTCTATATTATAGAAGACATGAGTAAAACAGAAATTCTGCTATCTTCCGTGAACGACTTCTATTCCGACGACAAGAATAAATCCACCTTGATTAGTATTCTCGATAAGTCAAGTGGTATATCCCTTCGAAACATCGAATGGTTCATCACCAATTACGCGAAAAAACATCACACATCGTATACGACATCGAACGGTCGTTTGTTTACCGTCCATTGTGCGTATAAGTCAAGCCTCGATGGGTACAGTAAGAAGCTATTCGATCCCTTTGCCAGATCCGAGAAGTTTACATATACGATTCCAGGTACATCTCATGAAATCCAGACGACCATCGCACAATTGAATTTCATCAAATGGTGTATCAAGAACCGAATCATAGACTATATCGCGAAGCACAAGGATGCACTGTTTAGTAAACGAGTGACATGAAACCGTTTTCGAAGTTGAATGTTTGGTACCCTGTGTAATAGATGTATAACGTGTACGAGTTTTCGACGATGCTCGGATCCAATTGTAACTCGAGATTTGTCTTATCCGACTGAATTTCTCCAAAATCGAGACTTCCAGATGGGTTAACGTTGATGGGATTAATCGCGAACGAATACGTATAAATGTTTCTGATTGGTTTTGATAATCGTTTTTGATATGGCACCATGTATTTGTAGTACGAATCAGTCGTACCAGAAATATTTGGTAGATCAACACCCTGAATAAAAAACTTTGCACCCTTCATTACAGGATTAAAAAACGTGTACGTTTCGTCAAAGTCGGGATTTTTAGAAAAGTTGAACCGGTTTTGTATGTAGTGATAATCCGAAAAGTTTGCATCTGGTACCCTGAACACAGTCGTGTCGAGTTGTATATTGTACGATTGTGTAAACGTATCATTCGATAAACTGACAAAGTCTGAAATCTTTTCACCTACCATGAGGATTGGGGTCTCTTCATTTTTAACGATGTTTATACCTGGAATGTTGGTATAGTATTTTCCGTTCGCTAGTGTCGAAGATTCCGCGGTGTAATACTCGAACGTGAACTTTTCGATGAAAGAATTCGCCGGAACGACCACTCTGATGATTGGGGTTCCCGACCCTGGGTCAATCGTCCACGGTACGATATTGTACTCCGTCGAAAATGGGTCACCCACGACTTCTGTGTTGTTCACGTCGTGACCGTCGAGTTCAGGGGCTCCGACAAAGTTGACCCGGGAGAATGTCGTGGTACCACCCTGGGTCAGAGTAGTAAAAAATGAAACATTCTTCAGCATGAATGAACCGTTCCATTCACGAATATAAATATCGAACGTGTCGAACGGCACGGGGAGCGAACTGATGCTCGCGTTTTCAAATAACGTGTTTCTTAAGAACCAGTGAATAGACTTGACGCGATTATTCGGTACGAGATTCGTACGGATCATATCAACCCCTGGGGTCGTCTGGATTGTCGGGTGCTTCTTGACCACATCCGTGATCATGGTATATTTCTGGTTCTTCAAGTAAATACGCTCGACTGGGTCGATCG